AGCCAGCCATCTTGGCAGGGATGACCACGAAGCGGTCGCCTTCGGGGGCGTTGGCTTCGTCCAGCACGGTGCCGAGATCGACCAACAGGTCAACAACGGAAGTGGTGCTCGATGCGCCGTCCTTGGTCACGGTCAGCGGAGCGCCGGTCGTGCCGAGGTTGAACGAGGCAGACTGCTCACCAGCGGTAGCACCCTTGTTGGTAGAGGCGATACCGGGCAGGATGTCGGTCAACACGCGCTGGTCGATCTTGATCTTCATACGCTCGGAAGCGTCTTTCGTCCAAGTGTCCATCAGGTTGATGTCCGACTGAACCTTGTCCACATCGTCCTCAACGCAGGCAAAGTACTCGCCCTTGTCGATCAACAGTTGGATTTTTGGCTTGTCAGGATTTTCCACGGTCAGGGTTTGGCCCTTCACGTAGTCGCGGATGGTGATTTCCGGCGTGGTGCGGATGTTCACGGCGTCGCCGTACTGGCGGATTTCACCTTCGTAGTCGGTGTTCGAGATCGCTGCGAGCACGGTGGCATCGTAGAAGTTCTCGATCAGTTTGCCCGACCAGATTTCGGGGATGAAGTTGCCGCTGTAATTTGGGCGACCGGGGGAGACGGGATAAGACATGATGTAACTCCTTTAATCAGGCATTTGCGGTAATGCGGTTTTCTCGCTGGGCAGCGAAAATATCGCGTTCGATTCGGGAACGCTCTTGCTCTCGGCCTTTGTACTTCCCGGAGCGGACATCGTTGAAGAACTTCTGGATGTCAGCAGGGCTGTAGGTCTTGCCTTGGTTGGCGGATACAGGGGTTCCGGTGCTACGTGAGCGACCGGGGGAAACCTGTTTCTCCAACTCAGAGTTGGGAGAGTTCCCAGTGGATTGAGCAACGGCGGCTTGTCCAGTGGACTCTAGCCAAGTGCGGAAAAAACTGACGACACGCCGAGAGTCGAGCGACCGCTGGGCATCATCGAGGAACGTCTGCCGAGTCACCCCAGTCATCGGATCGAACTCCAACAGCCACGACTGGAAGTCGGCGTTGTCGTTGATCTGACGGAAATTTGGGACGTTCGCAGACAAGTCAGCCCAGAACGCTTGCTCTGCGCTCATCTGCTGGCGTTGGGCCACGGCTTGCACCTGTGGTACCACATTCACCTGCATTTGACGCAGCGTTGCTTCGACAGATGCAATGCGCTGGGCGACGGCCCCGAGTTCCTCGCGGGTCACTTTGCGCATCATATCAATCGACTCACCATAATCCTGAACATCTTGGTCAGTGACCAGACGCTCGGCTGCTGGTGCAGCTTGGGGGTTTGTGGCAGTCATCGAAGCAAGCAACTGTTCCATCTGCTGGACTCGCTGCTGCATCTCCCGGTTCTGCTGGTGCAGACGGGGGACTTCGGCGTTGTACATACCCTGAAGTGTTCGGTACTTCTGGGTAACAGTTTCATCCGGCACATTGTCGGCACCCGGTTTCTGCTCATTGGTGGGTGCCGGAGCGGCATTATTCGGGGCAGGATTCTCGTCGGCGTAGTTCTGGTTGCCATTGTTTTCAACGGGCGTGACGGTGCCATCGGCAGCAGCCTGTGTTGCTGCGCCTGTGTTGTCGTCCGTGTTGAGTTGCTTGTACAACTCCTGAACTGCCTCGGTCTGTTTGCGAATTTGCTCTGGGATTGCCATGTTGAACGCTCCTATTGGTGTGCGTGATTAAAGACGGCGAGTTGCATCATAACTTTGCCGCTATAGCAGGGGTGTTTTTAGCGAACTCAATGAGTTCGACCACAATCTGACAGCGCCCCTGAAACACTGCCGGATTGTCAACCGCATACGGGAGACGCTTCATCTCATGCGCGAGCACACCTTCCATCCACGCCAGAAGTTCTGGGTGTTGCCGGACAGCTTGCGCCAGTCCTTTGATGATGTGTGGCTCAGGCTTGATCATGCCGCCATCCCACTTACACGACTCTGTACCGTATTGGCCTCCATCCCGCCCTTGGGAGAGCCGTCAGGGCCTTGCGGTGCGCCACCTTGGGGTTGCTGTGCCTGCTGCTGTGCAGCGGCCATCGCAGCCCGTGCGGTGACACGACCGGTATACCCTTCTTTCTCCCGAGACGGAACAACGTCTTCCACGGACATTTGCAACCCTTTTGCGATCTCCCGAAGGATACTGGCACGTCCCTCCTTGCCGATGATCTCAAGATCAATCGGGTTGGCGGTTGCATTGAGAAATTCGATGCGGCGGATGTTGACAGTCTCCTTGACCGCGAGGTTAATCGCGCCCCTAGCAAGAACTTCAACGTCGCCCTTGATGGACTCATCCTCATCGTACCGCATGTTGTACACAAACTGGCGCAGCACGATGGGCTTCACGACATCTGTGTCAATGTGCATCACGACTTGGCGAATGCCTTTGCCCGCCGCACCCATGAGCATGGACAGGCCGGACGAAGTACGCCCCGCGCCCTGCACGTTCAGGTCGCCGTAGACGTAGGCCGGAATACCCGAGTGGTCGTCGGCCAAACGGCTGAACTTCTCGTAGACACCCACCAACTCAGTGGCCCGCGAGTCGGGCTGCGTGAACCGGATAGCCGGTGCGCTCGAACCCACGGGGTCGTTGATGGTCTGCCAGATTTTCCAAGGTGTCAGTGTGGTGATGTCCTCGTTGGGCGGCAGGCGCTCCACGTTGACTTCGACCTGCGGGCCAGATGAGATGCCCATGTTGTTGACCAACGCACGGGCAGCGGCGTTGCACACGCCCTGCAAGTCTTCGATGATCTCGGGTATGGCTTTGCCCCAGAACGCGCCGGGGCACTTGATAAACGAGGTCTTGGCGTAGGGCTTCTCGCCCAGCGGGTCATAGTTGAGCACCGCCTTGATGACGTAGTTGCCCACCATCCAGACGTTGGCGTCGTACTCGCGGGCCTCGTCGGGCACATCTTCCTCGGTCAGCCCCCACTCGCGCAGCATCTTGCCGCTGACTTTGCCCCAGAACTCCAGAGCATCGAACTCGGTGGTCGGCTTCATGTACGAGTAGTACTTGCGCTCCTCCTCGTCCTTCTGAAGCTCCACGTCCTCATTGATCCACGACAGGCCGTTGCCGATCTCCAGAACCTTTCGGATGGCATCTTCGTCGTAGCCCGGAACGCCGATGAGGTCGGACAGTTGCATCCGGCTCAGGGGGTGGTACTCGAACAGGTAGCCTTCGTTGATCGTGCTGATCCCCGGCTCGGGGTAGATGTAGAACGGATCGACCCGCTCGTACTCTGGCCCGAGGCGCTCAATGGGTTCGACCACAGTCTGGCCCTGAGCGTTGGTCTTCCACCCCAGCGCCCGCTGGCGGCGCACAACCGGCCCCTTGATGAACGCCGCAGGGAACGTCACAAGGTCGGTGATGAAATCGTTGAAGGACGACTCCCAGCCGCCTTGGGCGAACTGGTCTTGAATCTTGATCTTCATCCTGTCCGCACGCATCTGTGCTTGTTGCAGGACAGCGAAACGGAAATCTTGGCCGACCGCCTCGCGCATCTCGGCCATCTCCTCCCGAGTGGGGGCCTTGCCGTACTCCTCGATCATCTTCATCACGCGCTCGGCGAAGATGGCCTGCACGTCCTTGGTCTGCGCTGGGCTGAGGTCAGGGATGGGTGTGGCCTGCAAGTCCCACGGTGGGGAGCCATTGTCAAGCAAGATGTCCCGCAACCAAGACTCCGCAGCGCGGCACTTGACCTCCGTGATCATCATGTAAATCTCGGAGCCGCCCTGTCCTCGAATCTGTTGCAGCTTGTCTGCGTCGTACTGGCCGTTGCGCTGTCGCAGCGCACGCAGCATGATGTACTCGATGGGCTTCTTCGCCATCTGGGCAACATCCCAGCACTGGCGCAGGTACCCGGCCAAGCCGAGGATGACGGGCTGATTCTGACGCTCGGCAAGAGCGCGATCCGAAACCTCTCGCTCTTGCCGAGCAAGTTCAGAGTTCGATACGACCCGCAGGAATGTCAGTCCGGCCATTTACTTCTTTCTCACGGGTACTGGCAACGCCAATTGTTTGGCGCGTCCTGAGAGTTCCCGTGGTACTTCCTTGATAATTTCCAGTTCTCTTTCGCGGAAAGTCGGCTCTACGCGCTCCAGCCGCTTAACTACGGTTTTAGCGCCGCCGCGATTGGCTAGGTTTTGGGCCAATTTGGCAACGGTTTTGATACCAGCGGTAGCCGCTCCGCCCACAATGTTTTCAAGGGGGTAAGAACCTTCCAGCGCCTGCGACCCCTCTTGCGCCCGACGCCGTGCCTTGGCCTCTGGGGATTGCGCGGCTTCTTGCGCTCTCTGGTACTGCTGCTCTTTGCCGTAGGCGTTGGAAGTGCCAGCGGCGGGAGCGCCCCTAGGTGTAAGCCCCTGCTGCTTGTTCATGTAGTCCCGCAAAGACATACCGGATTTCGCCAGTTCTTCCTTGGTGACTACTTTGGGCGCTGGGCTTGCGGCCCTGCTGGAGCTTGCAGGCATCCGTGAGTCGCCGCTGTCATCGACATACCGCCGTGCGCGTTCTCGCGTGTCGTCGTCGATATTGGGGTTCGGCCCCTCCACTATTCCGCCCTTTTCGTAAGACCTGACGGCTGGGCCACCCATCTTCGCGTTGGTGGATGTCATCGTAAACGGCTTCGACTGGCTACATTTCATGGTCGCTCCTTACCTGTTCGACAGGGTTCTACCAACAAGTATACATGCTGTCAAGAAAAAAGAAACCCCCAGAGTTTCCTCGATGGGGGTAAACCCTGCCAATCGAACAGGGAGGGGGAGGAGGGAGACAACTGCGCGAGCAGTGATGTGAGCATATCACGTCCAGCCCAGAGCAGAAGTTCTTTTAACGTCCCGGCGCTGCTGGAGCGCGTGCCCCTCACCGACGTTGGCAATATGCAACATCAGGTACTGGAGCGCCTCGGCCACGTGCGAGTGCTTGTTCTTGTCGATGTCGCCGTCACCCTTGGGCTTGTACCGGTAGCCGCCCATCATGGCCGCTTTGAGTTGCGTGCAGCGTGGATCGACGAGGAACGCCGGGTCGCCGTCCACCTGCCGCATAAGGTACTCGTCCACGGAGTTGATGCGTGCCGAGATGCTGTTGGTTCTGGCCGGGATGACACGCATCCCCTCGGCCTTGATGATGTCCACCACGCTGCGCTCGTCAGTCTGCGCCCGCTGCACGCCCGCTGGGTCAACGACGACCAGCACCGGGGAGCCGGGGTACCGCTCGTACAATAGCGGCTTGAGCATGGTGCGGATGAACCGTTGGATGCCCATGTCAAACGAGACAGCCTCGTCAAGTATCAGCGCCCGCCCTCGTGGGTCTTGCTGACCGAGCACCGCTGCTGGGGTTAACCCTAAGTCCATGCCGATGACGATGGGCCGCACCCCGTTCACGATGGCCCTCAGCCGCTCCTTCGCCATGTGGTAGTCAGGCCGGAAGTATTTGTACACCGGCATACCGGCTGAACTGAGGCCGTACTCGCCGTCGATGTAAACCCGGATGTACTCCTCGCTGCGGCCTTGGGTGTCGTAGTACCCATCCGGCAGGTTCTCAATGTTCTCGGCGTAGGGACTGCGGCCCGAGGGCTGCTTGAACACGTCCCACCCGTTGTCGTTGGGGGAGACGCCATCCTTCACGTCCAGCCCCTCCATCTGGTAGTACCACCAGCCGTCCATTGTCGGCGGGTTGGTGTCGCCCCACATGCCGTGCCACGTCGGCCCGCCGTCCTTGGACGAAGGGAACCGCCCAATACGTTTGGACATGGCGTCCATGATGTCAGGGTGGATGTCCCGGCACTCGTTGAACCACGCGAAGGTCAACTCCAGCGAGTTCAA